TCTTTGTATCGAAGGTGTATTTCTTCAAGGTGGTATTAAAAATCGTAATGGAAGAATGTATCCTGTTGATATTCTTGAAAAAGAATGTAATAGGTATAATAAAACTTTTATCTCTCAAGGTTGAGCACTTGGTGAACTTGGTCATCCAGAAGGTCCTACAGTTAACTTAGATCGTGTATCTCACAAAATTACCTCGCTCGTTAGAGAAGGAAATAATTTTAGAGGAAAAGCACAACTGCTTTCAACTCCAATGGGTAAAATTGCATCGTCTTTAATAGATGAAGGAGTTAAACTTGGAGTATCTTCTCGTGGTATCGGATCACTGAGAGAAAGTAGTAATGGTTGTAAAATGGTTGGAGAAGATTTTCAATTAGCAACCGCTGCCGACATAGTGGCAGACCCTTCCGCACCAGACGCTTTTGTGAATGGAATTATGGAAGGAAAAGAGTGGGTTTGGGAAGGAGGAACACTCCGTGAACAACTCGCAGAAAGAACTGAGAAGCGTATTAATACACTTGTCACCCAAAAAAGACTAGAGGAAAAGAAGTTAAGTCTATTTCAGGACTTTCTAAATAACCTCTAAATATAAAAGATCTATAAATAAGTATAGATTCTTACGAATTTAAATAAATCCACGGTAACTTTTTACACTAAATGGAAAACATCGAAGAAAATGTAGTCACCAAAGGTGCAGCAAAAGCTGATCCTATGCCTTCATCAGGCATCCCAGTAGAGGATCTTGGTGGTCCTACACCAGAAAACTATAAACCTGATGACGACTCAGCGAAGCTGAAAGATCCTGCAGCAACCCTTGCACAAGTTAAGGATGTTGTTAATGCCAAAGCTATGAAAGCAGAAGAGGCAGAAACAGAGGAGGAAGTTATCGAGGAAGAAGAAGCAACTACAGATGAAGTAGTCGCTGAAGAAGAAACAGCATCTGAAGAGGAATCTGAAGAGGTTGTTGCTGAAGAAGAAACTTCTGAAGAAGAAGTCATCGAAGAGGAAGAAGCAATAGACATCGAAGCAGATGTTCAAGCTCTACTTGAAGGTGAAGAACTTTCTGAAGAGTTCCAAGATAAAGCAAGAACAATTTTTGAGGGAGCAATCAGATCTAAGGTTGCAGAAATCAAAGAAGAATTGCAGGAAGCATACGCTACTGCACTTGTCGAAGAACTCGACAAGATTAAGGAAGGATTAACTGAAAGAGTTGATTCTTACCTAGAGTATGTTGCTGACGAGTGGATGCAGGAAAATGCACTACAAGTTGAGCAAGGACTCAAAACAGAAATGACTGAATCATTCTTAGAAGGTATGAAGTCACTATTTGAAGAACATTATGTAACAATCCCTGAAGAAAAATACGATGTACTTAATAGCATGGTAGATAAACTTGATGAAATGGAATCAAAACTCAATGAGCAAATAGATCGTAACGTTGCTCTAAATCGTAGATTGGCAGAATCCAATGCAGATGGCGTTTTCGCTGCTGTATCTGAAGGTCTTGCAGACACTCAGAAGGAAAAACTCGCTTCTCTTGCCGAAAATGTTGAGTTTGAAAGTGAGACAGACTATCGTGAGAAACTAGAAACACTTAAGGAATCTTATTTCCCAAGTAAAACTAGTGCTCCAAAGAACACCTCTGAGAATTTATCAGAAGAGGTTTCAACAGATGAGGTAATATCAGAAGATGTTGCCCCAAGAATGCAAGCCTACCTTGATATACTATCCAGAGCTGTTAAAAAGTGAATTTAACATTTATTCAAACAATAAACCGTAAGAGGTAAATTTCCCAAATGTACAATACAGAACATTTGCAGGAAAAGTGGGGACCTATCCTCGATTATGATGGACTTGATCCAATTAAGGACGCACATCGTAGATCAGTTACCGCAATCCTGCTTGAAAACCAAGAAAAAGAATTAAGAGAGGAAGCATCTTTCCTTTCAGAACAGCCAACAGTTAACACCAACAGTGGAAGTTCAGCAGGTTTCTCTGCTGGTGCAACTGCTGCAGGTCCTGTTGCAGGTTTCGACCCAGTACTTATCAGTCTAATTCGTCGTTCAATGCCTAACTTGGTGGCATACGATTTAGCTGGTGTACAACCAATGAATGGTCCAACTGGACTTATCTTCGCAATGAGATCCAGATTCACTAATCAGAGTGGAACTGAAGCTCTATTCAACGAAGCAGACACAGCCTTCTCTGGACAGAACGAAGGATTCGATGTATCAACAGGCGACGTTAATACTAACGTTGGTTTAGGTACAACTGCACAAAGTGGTTCAAACCCAGGATTACTTGCTTCATCTGCATCTCAAGCAAATGCTACTGACTACAACGTTGGTCAGGGTATGAGAACAGACGACGCTGAAGATTTAGGTACATCTGGAGATAACTTCAACGAGATGGCATTCTCAATCGAGAAAGTCACCGTGACTGCGAAGTCCAGAGCTCTAAAAGCAGAGTACAGTTTAGAACTAGCACAAGACCTTAAGGCAATCCACGGATTGAACGCTGAGGCTGAGTTAGCAAACATACTTTCTTCAGAGGTCCTCGCTGAAATTAACAGAGAAGTTATCAGAACAATCTACAAAACTGCTGAAGCAGGTTCACAAGTCAATGTAGCAAACAACGGTTTCTTTAACCTTGATGTTGACTCCAATGGTAGATGGTCAGTTGAGAAGTTCAAAGGACTTATCTTCCAGATTGAAAGAGACGCAAACGCAATCGCACAGAGAACTCGTCGTGGAAAGGGTAACATGATCCTATGTTCCGCAGACGTTGCTTCTGCTCTTACAATGGCTGGTGTACTTGATTACACTCCTGCACTTAACGCTAACCTACAAGTTGATGACACAGGCAATACATTTGCTGGTGTATTACAAGGTAAGTATAGAGTGTACATCGACCCATATTCAGCAAACGTTGGTTCTACACCATCTGGTGCTCAGTACTACGTTGTTGGATACAAAGGTACTTCTCCATATGACGCTGGATTATTCTACTGTCCTTACGTTCCTCTACAGATGGTTCGTGCGGTTGGTCAGGATACATTCCAACCAAAAATTGGATTCAAGACCAGATATGGTATGGTTGAGAACCCATTCTCACAAGGAACTACTCAGGGACTTGGAACACTCACACGTAACACAAACCGTTACTACAGAAGAGTTAAGGTTACAAACCTTATGTAATAAATATCTCGTTCGAGATAACAGAGACTCCTTCGGGGGTCTCTTTTTTTGTCTGCATTCCAAAACAATAAATAATGTTACAGGAGGTAAAGACAATGTTACACTTATTAGGTAGAGGAAAACAACCAGAATGGAACGAAGAAAAGCACGATATAGATGAGGTCTTTGCTTTTCTGTGTTATCGGGGAATCCACTATGCAAAATGGGTGTATCTAGATATTTTCCATCATACTGATTGGAATCTTAAAAATCCAAGAGAAGAGGGTTGACCTTTTCTCTTTTTTTGTGTACAATATATAAAAGTCTTATATTATGGATCGTACTAAATTAAAAGATATTATCCGCACTCTTGAAATAACACTTGACACATTGAAGGCAGAGGTGTATTCTGATGTAGATTCATACAAAAGTAAAGAAGAATATTCTTCTAGACCACTTGACTATGATGAATTGTATGATGATGGTTCAGATTAATGAGTAGACAAAAATCACTTATAAAATTACTGAAGAGATTAATCAAACAGGATTATCTATATACAGATGAAAAATTAAGAGAGATGAAACAAACTCTTCGACTAGCAGAAGAAGAGATGGCAGAGATTGAAGCAAAATCATCCAAAGGATTTAAATGAATGTAGAATTAATAAGTATCACACCTGATGCTGAAAAAACAATGGCGCATATCGCCAGAGTGTCCAACCCAAATAATCAAGACAATCCAAAATATGCAGGATTGTTGAAATATTGTATTAAACATAATCATTGGTCTGTTTTTGAGCAATCATCAATGACGTTAGAGATTGAAACTACAAGAGCAATTGCAGCACAAATATTGAGACATCGTAGTTTTACATTTCAAGAGTTTTCTCAAAGATATGCACAGAGTAATGAACTTGGGCAAATTGAATTACCAGATTTAAGAAAACAAGACTTAAAAAATAGACAAAATTCAACAGATGATCTTGATCCTTTTGTAAGACA